ACCATCAACGATAGTCAATACTTGTCCGTTTGCACCTGTAGCAAAACTATATGTTATACTATTAGCTGCGAACAATACTCCTCCGGGCGTTAGAGAAGTAAATCCTGTTCCACCATAAGTAGGACCAAGAACCCCATTTAAAATCACATTTGTTATACTAGAATTACTAATAGTTACGCCAGAAAATACTGACGGAAACTGCGAATCAAAGGTTCCGATAACAGTATTAGCTTGGTTTCGGAACACAACAGCGCCCGGTTCTCCACCAATTTTAAATCCACCAAGATTAATGGTGTTAGCAGAAAGATAGAGATCTTTCCAGCGTTTGGTTGGAGTTCCTAAGCTGAATTCTATATTGCTTGTAGGTACGATATCTGTAGTGACATTTAGCAAATTTGTAGCAGCTGACAGCTCGCTGAATCTAGCTAGACGTATTCCGCCAACAGTAGAATTATCATGAACACGCAAAGTCTTATTAGTGGTGTCAACCGTAATCTCACCGTTCGCTCCCGTGAACGAATTGTGTTGAGTAGCTGTACCTCTTCTAAACTTTACTTGAATTGGCATTAAAGCGTTCCGTAATCCCTACTAAGTTCTATATCAACAGCTCCTACAATTGTTCCGTAATCTATTGCTTCGGCAGAAAAATCACCGGAAGATTCGCCAACCGCATTACCAGCTTTCCACTTCTTAAGAGTATTATCCCAAACGAGCGCTTGACCTTCAGTGGCTGCGTCTACTGAAACGTAATCCACATCGTCTAATCTATTTAGGCGTACTTCGCCGGAGCCTGCAGAAGACCCTCCAGCGGTAGAAATGTTAAACGCAAGTCTCGACATTCTCTTGTCGATTGCGTCTTTAAATAATTCGAATTCTTTTTTTAATGGTTCTACATTAGCTTCGGAGCCAGGATCTCCCTTATCTCCTTTTTCGCCTTTCGCACCTACCGGTCCGTCTTTGCCGTTTGCGCCATTTCGGCCAGGAAGGCCCTGTGGACCTCTTTCTCCTGCTTCGCCTTTTGTTCCATCACGGCCATTGCTTCCGTTGGCTCCGTCAATACCTGACGGCCCTCGTTCGCCGCGTTCTCCACGCTGCCCTCGTTCACCAGGAGCTCCCTTTTCACCTTGTTTTCCTCGTTCACCTTGTTTTCCTTCTGGTCCAATGCCACCTGTTTCTCCTCGATTTCCCGCAAGACCCATAGGACCTACAGGACCTGTTTCTCCTTGCGGACCCATAGGACCAATTAGTCCTTGCGGACCTTCTGGACCTATGAGACCACGTTCCCCTTGAGGACCGGGTATAAAATTTTCTGAAATTACCTTTTCTTCTAGTTCCTTAAGAACGCTTATCAGTTCTTCACGTACTAGATTAGATTCAGACTTTGCGAATTTGGAAGCGATAGAAAGGAGTTTTGCTCTTTCTAACTCGTATGTCGGGCTAGTGAAGTATTCATGAAACTCTCGAATAACTTCATTGCGCACTTCTTCAGCTTCGGCCTTAGCAAATTTGGCGGCGATTGAAAGAAGTTTAGCTTGTTCTAGCCCATCCATATCTAGAGTTCATCCCTAAACTCTTCCAATTCGACAATATCTTCTTTAGACACACGCTCAATAGCTCTGGTCATGCTTTCTATGAGTTTCTTATCGTCTTCGGTAAGTTCTTTAGGAATAAACTCTTCCTTCTTCACAGAAGGCTTAGTCGCGCCAGGAACTTCGTGCTTGACGTTAATTTCTAATTTCTGTGGAGTAGATTTTTCTTTTTGTGTGTTCTTAGCATCCTGATCTTTCTGAGCCATTTGCTGCTGCATTTGCTGTTGCTGCGCATTCATATCACTTTCCATCGGATCTGGCTCAGCAGCAATTTGCTTATCCATTTCTTTGATATCATCATCAGTTTGACGAAGAACGTTTTTGCGAACCCACTCGGTCGAATAATACTTGCCAACATATGCGTCAACAATACCAAGAGTTGCTAAACGCTGATTGATCATTTCTTGATCTTTGATCTCAGCATAATAATTATCGCGCTGAAAATCAAATTTAATATCGTTCTTAATATCTTTCCATTCTTCGCGAGTCATTACTCCCTTAAGAAGTAATTGAATCTCAAGAATGTTATCGAATAGATGTGTAAATCTATCGCGAAGTCTATCCGTAAACTTAGCGAACTTGATTTCGTCGCGAGTAATTTCGCCCTGACGACCCATAGAAAATGAGCCTTCGGGTTCAAGACGAGATACTGGAACTGACAGAGACTTATAAAGTTTCTTGCGGAAATACTCTACGTCTTCCATTTGTCCGAGATTTTCGCCGCCTGGAAGTGTGGTGATTTCAGTTCCGCGTCCACCTTCACGACGAGGAAGCCAATAATCTTCCAGCATCGTCATGAACTTACGAGCATCTTTAACTGCGCCAGTATCAGCATCATAGACAAGACGATTCTTATGGCGAACCATCATGTCACGAACATACTGTTCAGCTTTTGCTTTTGGTAGATTACCTACGTCGATGTAGAAAATACGACGCTCGGGCGCTCGCGCGAGACGATAGATAACTACAGCGTCTTCAAGCATGCGCAGCTGATTAAGAGGCTTAATCGCTTTATGCAGATATGATAGTACCATTCTATTGCGAGCATCCATCAATCCACTATGCACATAGCAGATAGCATCTTTCGAAATCTTAACGCCCTGCGTCATAGTTCCCGACGCCATGCCTGCGGGATTGAACAGATAGTATTCTTCGAATGCTGGAGCAATTAGTTTGGAATTTTGTCCTACAACGGGTGTGCGTTTAATTGGCTGACGAACTTTGCGGATACGTCGTGGATCAATATAACGCAGTTCTTGGATTCCGTTGCGAGGAGTTTTAGTGTCGATCATTATATGATAAAACAAACGACCATCAACATACCAACGACGGAATAGTTCGTATGATAGATTAGAAAAGTCGAGCAACTTTAATACTTCATCAAACTCTTCCTTGATGCGCTTCTTGACGCTATCAGGTTGTTTTACTTCATCGAGATTGATTGATATCGGATCCGAGTGATCGTCTGTGATAATAGCTTCATTCACAACATCGTCGATAGCAGCTTCGCACTCTGGATAAAGTGACATCTCACGATATCGAGTGACAAGCTCAGATTCATTTTTAGAAGTGCCTTCTAGATCAACGTATGTACCATATGCGCCTCCAGGCGCGACTTCCATCGCGCCGTCTGTATTAGGAGGAGGAGCAAATGAGGGTACTTCTACCGCACGTTTTTCTTCAACGTCATCTGCTTTCCCGATACGGAAGCCAAATAATTCGATCGCCATTTATATTCCTTCAGTTTAAAAATATCAAAGAAGGCGATCGGATTAACCTAAGATCACCTTATTGTTGATGTCGGCATCAACCGTCCAGTAATCGTATGCGAATTCTACTGTGAATTCTTCGATGGCATCAGTTGTTTCCCAGTTCAGATCGATTGACGATACATTAATTGGGAAGATGTTAACGAATGTATATTCACGAGTAGGAATAGCAGAATCACCAACAGTACCGCCTCCGCCAAGAACGCTTGTCTTAGCATAATGGCGAACAGTAGCAATAGTGCGATACGATCCCAAACCAATTTCAGAGTTAACACCAGGATTACGAAGATTGTTTTCGTGTGAATTGATAAACGAACTCCACTTCTCAAACGAATTTCGTACAAGAAAATCGTCATCGTTCATGACAGTAACAGACCAATTTTCGAATGTTCTGTTACCAGCAAGTTTAACTTTGCGACCGAAGTATGGAACTTCAATTTGTCCAACGGTGCTTGTGGGCACCGTTGTTGCTTTACACACAAAGCGGAATTGTGATTCCGCTGCAGCCTCTGCAATCGCTCCAGGAAGTGTCATAAACACTTCAAAGAGTGATGCTCGCGCTCCGCCATATGGAAGTCCTTGTGCGGCGAATGTGGACACATTAAAGGGCATTTCTTTTAATCTCCCTATTGTTTAAAGTATTTATTCCGCCTATTAGAACTTTCCGACGACTTCAGAGAAGTCAACACCAGTGCGAACTGCAATGAAGTTGAGCTGAATGAAGTTAATCGAGCGAGCAGGCTTAATGTAGATGTCACCAACGAATTCATTGCGATCAATGATTTCGCCAGGATTGTTTGAATCATCACAAACTACGCGGAAGTCTGTGATACCACGACGACCCTGAACGTCACGAAGGAAAGGCTCAACCATAGCTCTGAACTGAGCGCGAGTAAATGCGTCGTTGAATTCGAACAGCATGTACTTAGCAGCCGTAGCAATAGCCTTTTCCAGAACGATAAACAAACGACGAACGTTGATTCTATCGAACGCAGATGGCTTTGTTAGGAGAGTCTTATCACCGAACAATATAGTACCTTCGCCAGGGAATGTTACTATTGGGTTGATACCTCTCTTGTAAAGCTGATCGCGATCGGTCTTGTTTGGATTGTAAGCCATACGGATTACGTTCTTAATTTGACCACGATTGAATCCAGCTGGAGAAAACCACGGATCGCGCTCGTTGTCGGTGCGAACCATCGTGCCGGCTGTATCACCATTGCCAGGAACATAACGATATACGTCATTATACTTATCGTATTGATACTTCCAACCTGTATCTAGTATCGCATACGAAGTTGATGGCAGTGTATTGCGGAAAGCTACGATGTCATCTACTTCTGATCCTGCATAAGCAGAATTATCAACAACATCAGAGCGCAGAGGCGAAAGCGCAACAACACAATCTTTGCGATATTCTGCAATGTTATTGATAAGATGTATTGCGCGTGTTGCGTTTGCGTCTGATCCAAGAAGAATCGACACATCAACAGTTTCAGCTGATTTGAATAGATTGTATCCGTTTATGTAATCAGCAGCGCGAGGTGAATTACCATCCCTACCTTGTGTAAACGAAAGGGATAATATTGGCTGAGTTCCTGCACCAAAATTAACTGCTCTTAGATGAGAAGCGCCACCAAAAGTGTGTGCTGGAAGTTGAGCAGCGAACCAAACATAACGAGAACCGTTATTCAGTTGATCCTTAAAGAAAATATTATTTCCGACTTCGTCAACAGCTCCAGAAGCTTTAGAAACAGCAGCAAATACTTCTAATATCGTTCCTGATGTTCCAGAGAAACGACCGTCCTCGTCAACAACAACAATGTGCATTTCGTCATTGCTTCCACCATTACGAGATACGCTCGTTGATGTTCCTGGAGCAGATGGCACATTATCGAAATACTCCCAACGACGAGTAGCTGAAGTAGTCGTTGCTGAATTACCAGTATACTTAGATTGCAAAGTGATCGTTGGACCAGAAACGGAAGAAACTTTAATTATTTGCTTATCTGGTCCGCAAAGGATGATGTCGCCGGAAACAAGCCTAGAAGCTGCGACTGTATTAGAAGCAACGACACTAACACTGTTGTTAGTGAAAGCTAGAGTTCCGGAAATCGTGCTTTCGAATGCGTTTGCTGTTGGACAAACTGAAATACGCAAAGAATTTCCAAGTTCGCCAGGATACTTAGCGACGAATGGTCCGACGCCTACGATACCGTCGTCAAACTTATTAGCATGATCGGTTTCGTTGAGAATCAGCGTGATCTTGGTATTTGCAGCATTTGTTGTCGCGTTTCGTGCTGCAGCAGTATCTGTAGAACTCGTGTTGGCTCTAACAACACGCACAACATACAACGAATTGCCATAAGCTAAGAAGTTTGCTGCTGTGAAGAAGTCAGAAGCAGTATTGCCGTTTGGCGCATAGAACTGTTTTGCTAGTGTGTCTTCTGAGTCGATGAGTGCGCGTTGTAATACGGGACCCCAACGAAAATGACCAGCGATTGCGCCTGTAGACGTACTTACAGCAGGGATAATTGCTGTGAGATCGATCTCACTTACATTAACACCTGGAGAAACTTGGAAAGCCATCGGACTTATCTCCTTTTATAAAAAAACGAAGTATTTTCTTCGCGCCCTAAATCCTACTCGTTTTATTTATAAAAACACGGCTTTATTACCAAGCACCAGTATCTGTGAATCCAGAATCGTCCTGATTTGACGATTCCATTGATTGAGTAGCTCCGCCGTCGTCTATAAATCCCACTGGTAGCAAATCGTCGTGTACATCTTTCATAGTCTCATTAGCTAGATTACGACGTATGTCGCTATTAGTTAAATCCTTGAAGTATGACTGAGTAACGAGCCAACCAAAAAGAACTAGGGTCATAGCTAAGTCGTCGTGCCCGCCTTCTTCGGCTCTATATGTGTCTTTGACTTCTACGAAATTAGTCAGTTCTTCGATAGTATCAAAGTCTGTGATTAATAGTTTATTAGATTCGATGATAGTCTTTAAGTTCGAACACCCAATTTTCTTTACAGATTTTGTTGTACGCACACCAAAAGCAGAACGAGTGTTGAAGCCACCACCTACTTTAATGCTTTTATTCTTAGTGAATGTTGCAATAACATTTTCGTATTCCAAATCCATAAACAAAGACTGGACGACTTGCTGACCTATGTTATTAGTTTCGCCTAGCACATAAGCATTATTATACCATCGAGCAAATCGATAGATAACGTCTGGAAACATTAGTGGACTGATTTCTTTGCTACGATATTTAGCTACCTGGCGATAGGGATGTTGCGTGACATCAAATATTGATAATGCTGAATAATCCCCACCAACACCCTCAGAAACGTCAAATACTCCTATGTATATCTTACGAGGATCAGGTAGTTCATAATAATCTAAGCCAAACTTATCTTTATTTGGAGTAGTCCAAGCCATTTCGCGAAGCTTCATCGGATGAATAAGAGTATGCGACGAACCAATAAACTCAGTTTCAAATTCCTGACGGAACTGTTCTTCGCTAGTATTAGCGATAGTTTGTTTCTTCCATTCCTCATCGCGCCCAGGAACATCGTTCCACATAATTTCGATTGGGACATATTCGCTACGACCTTCAGTGGCGTCTGTCCACATCTTGAAGAAATGATTCATACCATTTGGCGTAGATACGATAATGATCTTAGTCGTTTTACCAGACGAGATCGTAGGATAGGTAGAAGCGAAGAACGCATCAGCAAGGTTACGTTGCACGAACGCAAACTCGTCGAGGAAAATCAGATTGAACGATCCGCCGCGAATGGCGCTTGATGACGTAGCAGCAGCAAGAACTTTAGAACCATTCTCTAGCTCGATGTTACCTTTGTTCCAAGTTACAACACCCTGCTGTAACCACTTGGGAAGATATTCGTAGGCTAGTTGCAACTTAGCAAGCAAGTCTCGCGCGAGCGCTCCCTTGTTCGCGAGGATGGCTACGTTCTGCTGATCTGTAAATAAAACCAGATGCAGGATATATGCGATAGATGTCGTAGACTTACCGACCTGACGGGGAAGTTTGCATATACTGAAACGATTATTCTGGAACGTCTTAAGCATCTTTGCTTGGAAGTCCCACATATTGAACGGCATAAGACCATAGTCGACATTGACGATCTTAATGTAACTGCGAGCAAAATACTCAACATCTCCAGCACATTTAATGTATTCTTCGACTTGTTCTTTAGTATATTGATGTACAACGCCAGCTGCTTTAAGATTCGGATTACCAAGATATGTCTTTACAGCCATTATTTTCTACCATTGATCAATGATTGCAATTCTGCAGCATTCCCTACGAAAATTGCATTGGTAGCTTGAATAGCAGCTTCTTGTTTGGGATCATCGTTTTTCTTAAGATCTTTTAACTTTTTCTGGATATCAAGTAAATCTTTATTAGCGTCAACGAGCGTCTTGATAAGTTGTCCGACGACTTCAAATGCTCTGGGATGTTCTGAAGTTTTAGCCACGAGAAGAGCTTCTTCAAGCGCATCATTACCCTTGTGAATAATTTGATGCAGATTGTTGCGAGCGATAGCAAAGTCATCGTCAATGTTCGCATTTGCGTTAACCTCCACAGGGGAGAGAGCCCGAATCATAGGAGGTGATTCGGGTAGACCAAGAGCTTGTTCTACGCTTAACTCAAAGTTTGTTTTTTCATTAATCATAATTATTCATCATTTCCCGTTACAGGATTATACTTCAATCCATCCGAATACACGAAAGTATTAGAAGCAAATCCATAATCATCTTCTACATTAATTTGTGAATAGTGTATAGAAGCTGCACTGTTGGTAGTTGGGCTACCATTCGCAAGTAATCCGGGCACAACAACAATGCGTGAGATGCGCCCAGTATTTGCAATATCTTCAAGAGTAATTTTATTAGAAGAATTTGATGTGACAATACCAAAATCGACTTGTGCGCGCTTGATAATACCTTGACGACGAACTGGTCCGTAGAAATATGCTTTTACAGTAAAGTCAAACGTGTAGATCATCGCTCGACGAGTTTGAAAATCTCCTTCATACGTATCTTCTATAGATATCGTATTGAGCACTGTAGGTATGTCTAATATTATATTAGTTTGAGGCAGAATCCTAACTTGATTAGTCCACTCCGGACCAAAGTATGGAGCTACTTGCTCAAGGATCTGAGCACCATCGTCTGCGTTTCGAACATACGCATATAGATTGAATTGTAGATCATACGGAACAGGAACATAATTGTAATCTAATTTATCTCTATCGTTAACAACGCGGATGTTTCTTGTCGCTGAGGCTAGTCGTCGAGTCCCGTCATAATTTAATGTCGTCATCTCAAAGCCCATTCTAGGCAACTGGATAGCGATTTGTTGATCTAGATTAGGATCTTGTGTGATGCGCACCAAAAACTTTTCTTTTGGTCCGTATGCTAATGGAACAGCAACAGCTTCTATGTGATTACCAGAAGCGTCGTATCTACGAACAATAAGATCATTAAACATATTACCAAACATGATAACATATTTTCTAAGTGATTGATGATAGAATTGTGAACCAAACATTTAAAACCTATCTACTTCAGAAAACGGATTAATTTCGCTAAAGTCCAGGAATCCATCAATTGACTTTTGTCTGAAAATCTCATTGTTAGCAGTAGCTATTTGTGTTTCGACGCGATATTCCTGCAAGATATATTCGCCATCTTCATCGGCGTAAACATCACCATTTTCAAACAGGAATTGATAATTAAGAATATTTTGGCTGTATCTCGTTTCGATAGCGTCAATTTCAGTATTACCAGTGGCGATATCAAGAGCACCCATACGATCAACCAACTCGCAAGAAAGCTCATATGTGTAAAGTTTGCCGTGCTGATAAAATACTGCTTCATGTTCTACAAATTTAACTTCGTAGAGTTTTTTATTCAACGGAAAATAAATAAAATCTCCTTCGAATGGTCGCGGAGATAGCGTTTGATACTCCTCAGTTCCACCAGTTTCAAGTCGCAGAGCTACTGAGTTAGCCCAACTTTTAGTGTCAGCAGTTTCCATTTGAATGTTGTAGCCAACTTCATCCAAAACTTTTTCGTTAGATACTTGTTCCCATCTCTTACGAGACATCACTAACGTCATGGAATCTCTAATTTCTAAATTGAATTTAGAAAGGAAATCTCCTTCTCCCTCGAATCCCTGAGTATTCTTAACATACATTTCGATATCGACAGCATCGTTGAACTGTGATAAAGGATCCTCACCTAAGAGTGTGTCTGGACCAATAATAGTACGAGGTAGATATTTTACATCCAGACCATAGATCTTGATCGATTCGATGATCAAATCTTCAGCAGTATCCTGCTCTCGCGCGAATGCAAATGGGCGGAAATATTTATTCGTGGCCATTACTATCCGATCATGTCTACGTTGGGTAAGCTATAATTGTTGATCACTTCATCGTCCAGCTTAATGATCTCTTCGTTAGCTTCTTCCCAAATCTTTTGTCCGTTGAATGTAACGCCGCCAGGCAAATTCATGCCCTCAAACTTCTTTAGATTTTCGCCCCACTGAAGTTTCACTAATGCTGTCGTATATTTTCTGAGCCAAGGATCGCTCCAAACGTCTGGAAACTCTTCCGGATCAACCTGCGTATATCCGTCAATCATAATATACTGATCTGCTATAACGTCTTCATTCCAACTCATGTCGATAAACAATTTATCTGTATTGCGATTATATCGAATAGGTTTCTTACCTACGAATACTTCTTCAAGGAACTCAATGTGGCGCATCGCAACAACATATGGTGTGACCGATACGCTCGAGATATTAAACAATTCATTCAGATGGAGCTGATATCTGATATTAAACAAATTCATCGCTCCGAAAGAATCATTAATATCAAATACTCGCGTAACTCCTACGAAGTTTTTAGGTAATGTAATATATTGATTATTGATATCTGTTTGTGTCAGTTGATGTGGATAGTATACGTGTTGCATACCATCAAAATGATAATCGCGAAACTTGAGCAAAGCGTCGTCGATACGATCTTCGACCTGCTCGTCGTCCACATTGATGTCAATAACTGGAGCACCTAGACGACGAAGAACGTATTCTTTAAACCCGGTACGAGTTGTAATAGTAGCCATAAGTGAAACTCCATGTATAATCTTTAGCTATTTATTGTTCTGCTATATAATAGTGTAAGATCTCTGGAGAAAATGAATGAAATACACAACGATTTATAATGATCCCTGGACCAGAACTAAAATAACCGAGCCTTGGGTATATTGGGATAATGCGTTCACTACGGAAGAACTTAATCAGATTGTTGCGTACTGTGAAGCTCAAGGTACAGAATTAGGTACTACATTCGGATCAAAAAGCGAAGAAGAAATTAAGAAACATCGAATTTCAAACGTCAAGTTTCATAACAGAAATCCGGAAACTGCGTGGATCTTCAATCGATTGAATAATGTGATCCAAGCCGTCAATGAGCAATTTTACGGATTTCATCTAAATGGGTATCCATCATTTCAGTATACGACGTATGACGCCGAGAAAGAAGGGCGTTACGATTGGCATACTGATATGGAATTTGGAACTAGCCATTCTGTAGATCTTGAGCCAAGAAAATTGTCATTGACTTTGTGCTTGAATGACGAATACGAAGGCGGGAATTTTCAGCTCAATGTAGGAAAAGAATCTACTCCTAGAGATGTGCCTACGCACAAAGGAAGAATTGTATTATTCCCGTCGTTTATGATTCACAGAGTAGCGCCTGTTACCAAGGGCATCAGACGCTCTATTGTTGTTTGGGTTGTCGGACCAAAATTTATTTAATACCATTCGCCATTATCTATAGGATTTAATATCTTCTGGAATTCAGAGACATTGTTTTTGAGATCAGATTTAAAAAAGAAATTTAAATTGTTATCTACAATCAATGGTAATTTATCGTTGTTGTATAGAACTTCAATTTTTCTGCTTGAATCAAAAGAAGAATCTTTGTTCATACCTAGGCCATTAGACGGATATGACGTTTTTGAATCGTAATAATCTTGATTGCCGTCAAAATTAAAAATATCGTCTTTCATTACATACTTAAATGATTCAGGCGTAGTTTTAATTTTCTTGTCATGATTAAAAATAGACCATAATTGATAATCGTCTGTTCTAAAGAACGATAAAACATTATTATCATAAATCGTTTTGTCGTACGAATCGTTCCATTTAAGTTGGCGGCAACGGCTATTATCCCAACGTAAAGAAAAACCTGCCCACCAAGCATAATCAAATATAGTAGTAATTTCAAAAGGTGCTTTTTTTAACCAAGGATCAATAGTTTCTAAAAACCACTGAGCTTTATGAACACTATCAAAATTCTTTATAGCCCAAGGTTTCCAATCGGAAAACCTATTGTCTAATATCGATGATAGTGTACAATTAAATATCTGTGGAATTTGATCTCCAGAAACCATTACCTGATCGGCAGTCGGTTTAAATCTTGCATGATATGAATCGAGCGTGATAATATTTAATTTGTTTTTGATGTGCTCATGATAAAATGTTGGATTTTCTTTAATGCCATTTTGATCCATAATCAGTGTAATGCGACTCGTGTTAGTTAACAATTTTAAAAATTGTATCAGCACAAATGTAGAATCTATTCCGCCTGAATATGCGATTACGATTTCTTTATTCATATCTATAATTTGCTGTGCGCGTTCCGCAGAAATATCAGCAAATGTTTTATTAAACGTAGTCGGAATCGTAGGCATTGGGCGATGTACAGTTTTGTATCTACCAAAAAACGTTTCAGTCCTATCAGACAATTGTCCTGAAGGAGTAGTTGGTTGAGCCGTAGCCATAATCATTTCTATTACATTAATTTTATTCTGAGACTCGGGAAAAATGATACTAGAAATTTTTTCCTTATGTTCATAACAATAAACTATACTATCGCCTAACGGTATCATATGATTCTCCTAAAGAATATCGTAATACATTAAGAAGACTTCCCGAAGTCTGATAATACTTTAGCAATATCTTCGGAAGTCAGACGATATTCTTCATTATATGTTTGAGTTTTGCTCACATTAATCAATGATTCAAGACCAGAAAGGCTAGTATCTAGATTTGGATCTAAAACAGATTCTTTGGTCTTAAGAAAAGTTACTGGCGCATTTTGCATGATCAAACTATCAAGAGCGTCGCCCGTTGGTGTAGGAACGGGGAGCGTGATCGGAACATCTGTTCTGCATCTTACGATATTATCATCTGCATCGCGCGCGAGCACAACAGAATCTTCGGTAATTAAATCTGTGGTATATCGAACAACAATTTGATGCTCATCAGGCCACACTTCTATGATTTTGTATTTGATGTTCATGTTATTGGTCCATCCCTAGTACCGTTATTGACGAATTTAGTTATATTAGAATTTCCAGTAATCGAGTTTCCTTGAGTACCGGGAGTTCCTGCGTTTCCGGCTGCGCCTGAAGGTCCAGTTGCTCCTGGCGTTCCTGCATCGCCGTTAGGAGCAGCTGCTCCATCTCCTGGAGTTCCAGCCGATCCTGGAGTTCCTTGAGGGCCTGTTGGTCCAGTTGGTCCAGTGCTGCCCGGAGTCCCTGCAGGACCCGTAGGACCCGTAGGACCCGTAGGACCAGTGCTACCAGCGCCGCCAGAATTTCCCGGCGTTCCAGTTGGTCCTCCTGATCCTGCTGGACCAGTCGAACCAGCGTTGCCTGGAGCTCCTGCGGGCCCTGTTGGTCCCTGAGGTCCTGTTGGTCCAGTTGGTCCAGGAGATCCCGTTGGTCCAGTTGGACCGGGAGATCCCGTTGGTCCAGTTGGACCGGGAGATCCGCTATCTCCGAAACCGCCGTTAGCGCCGTTAGCACCATTGTCACCTGGCGAACCAGGAGATCCAGCCGGAACGAAGACTTCGCCATCGGCTCCTATTTCGGGTACAAATGTTGATGGTCCACCAGCGCCACCGACTCCGGCATTTCCGCCAGGTCCACCGAAGCCGGCATCGCCACTACCTCCTCCGGGACCACCGGCGCCGCCAGGACCGCCTGCTCCTCCAGGACCGCCAGGACCGCCTGCTCCTCCAGGACCGCCAGGTCCGCCAGGTCCTCCTGGTCCGCCAGGACCGCCGGGTCCTGCTGTTCCTCCGGGTCCTCCTGGGCCTGCTCCTCCACCGGGTCCGCCTGATCCTCCTGTGCTTCCGCTTGGTCCTCCTGATCCACCAGGACCACCGGGTCCACCCGGACCACCTCCGCCGCCTGCTCCTCCAGGACCGCCAGGTCCGCCAGGTCCTCCTGGTCCGCCAGGACCCGCAGAACCACCGGCACCACCGCCACCTGATCCGCCAGTTCCACCAGCACCCCCAGCGCCGCCGGGACCACCGGTTCCGGCTGGCCCTGCTGTTCCTCCTGTTCCTCCAACACCACCACTAATAGTTCCAGAAGCATTATCAAATACAAGAATCATACCGGTATTGGTTTCCGCTAAAAATGCGGTGCCGCCATTATTACCGGGATTTCCGTTGTTCCCATTTCCGCCAGGATTGCCTGCGTTTCCTGGAGTTCCGGGATTGCCTGCATTTCCTGGAGTCCCAGGATTACCGCCTGTTCCGTTATTTCCTGGACCACCAGTTCCGCCCGGTCCTCCGGTGTTACCTGGAGAACCATTGTTTCCTGATCCACCAGTTCCGCCCGGTCCACCAGTTCCGCCCGTATTACCAGCAGCTCCGTTGTTTCCTGGTCCACCAGTTCCACCAGTTCCGCCAGGCCCGCCGTTTGTTCCATTGTTTCCAGTACCACCTGGACCTCCGGGCCCACCAGGGCCGCCCGGACCACCTGCATTACCAGGCTCGCCGGGTCCACCAGCATTACCAGCTTGGCCTGGACCACCACTATTACCTGGTGATCCTGCTCCTCCTGGATTCCCGTTTCCGCCAGCATTACCAGGTGATCCTGGATTGCCGTTTTGTCCAGGTGCACCTGGGTTACCATTAGCGCCCGGATTACCTGAAGCTCCATTGTTGCCGGGAGTTCCGAACGCGCCCTGATTACCAGAAGCGCCTGGACCACCAGCATTACCAGGTGATCCGGTTCCTCCAGCATTACCCGGCGAACCCGTCGAGCCTGTAGTACCTGTGGCTCCTGTTGAACCTGTATTACCGGGCGTTCCCGACGTACCAGTAGCGCCTACATTACCAGGATTACCCGTCGTACCATTAGCGCCTATATTACCAGAACTGCCAGGATTGCCTGTTTCTCCAGTAGAGCCAGCATTACCAGCTGCTCCTGGATTACCCGGAGTTCCTGTGTTTCCTGTTGTTCCTGTGTTTCCGGGTGTTCCTGCGTTTCCTGATACTCCCGGTGAACCTGCGTTTCCGCTGGCTCCAGTCGTTCCTGGATTACCTGATGCACCAGCATTACCGGGAGTGCCTGAAGTTCCTGCTCTTCCGGAAATCGTAGAATTATTATCGATATAGATAAACGTTCCGCCTACCCAACCTGTTCCCGTTCTTAATGCGGGATCAGAAGTTGTAGCAGAACCAACTGTAGAATTGATAATTGCAATCAGATTCAGCGGATATGGTGGACTACCCGCCGCTGTGTATAGATTCACATTATCGGTTGATGAATCTATCTTAACAACTTTAGTTGGTCTTGGCAGGAAACCTAAGAACATTTTTGTTTATCTCACGTCTGGAAGATATGAACCGAAGAGTCGTACACCGTCCGAAAACAGCGTGATGATATCTACTGCACCAACAGCGGTCGAAAGTACCGGTGCAGTTTGCGCGGTCCACTTATAAGATCCATTCCAAGTCAGATTATAATTTCCCGAGCCGCCCTGAATAACCTTAAGGATATATGTACCAACCTTAAGATTCGTGGGCTTAGCAATCGCACGAGAAGCTGTAATGGTTACTGTAGCAACACGACCTAAAGCAACGTCCCAGCTAATAGTTGATGCGTCCGACAACGTTTGATGCAGCGCATTAGAACTGTCTCTTGTTGTACCAGTAATTGTGAGATTAGAACTTGACGAGGAAGAAGTAACAACAAGTTTATTTGAAGTAGTGTTCCCTGATACTGTTATATTTTTCGTTACAGCAACAGATTGATTGAATGTACCTAAACCCTTAGATGTAAATGATACGTTAGCTGTCAGAGTATTAGCATACAACGACGATTCGTTGATTGCGAATGCATTCAGACGGGTATAACCCTGATTGGAGCGAGTGCGCCACGTATCAAATGTATTTGTAAGGGCTACGTTAGCGATTACAGCCATTGAATTATCCTATCTTATCTAAAATGCGCTGCATGAGCGTTTTGAGTTCATTGATATCCTGCTTCATATTATTTATATCAGAAATCGAATCGTTGATTTCCTTTTGCTTATTACGTTTTCTTTTGTATGCTTGCAGTGCTGAAACATCAGCGTTCAGCACTGCATTGTTTTGCATGTCGCGCACGTATCCGGGCGCATCTTTCACTTTAGCGTAAATCATCTTTGCAACGCAATCGCTCTAAGTTCACGGACACGAGGCGGATTTGCACTAGTGTCGTTTGTTAATACAATTTTCACAGCGAAATACTTGAAACCAATAAAGCGAGCTTTTCTTGAATTTCTATATTCTATGATATTAGAATTTGTTGTATTTGCACCTGAAAGCGAAGTGTTATTAAAGTCTGAAGTTTTATATGTCATTTCAAATATATCATCACGATTCTCGCTGCTTGAGTAACGAGTTTCAGCCGTAAAGCCTTCGCCAGTATCGCGCACCATAGGAATCCAACGAGAATCTCCGAATGCGTCACTATCTTCAGCATTTAAGATTTTATAATATACATGCACATCAGAGCCAACTGGCTTGTATGCGCTCAGATACACGCGAAGATCTTCTGCATCTTGTCCGTCAGCTAGAGCTACTGTTCTTGTGATATATCTTGATTTTGAGATACCGCCACCAGAAACAAAATCTTCAGAGCTTCCGATTTCTGCATTAGAACTAATCAAATTATTCGTTATAACAAGAGCGATTCTTTTCAGATCAATCGCAGGCGAAGCTGCAATATTTCTGCAGTCTAACTCATACTTAATCACAGCTGAATTAGAAGAAAGCGTAGAAGCTTCTTGCGAATGGCTGAAGATAAATCGTGATGAGTTTAGATCAGTATCGCCATTGATATTGATGTTGAAATAAGCTGCATCTTTTGTCGTTGTACTAGTTGCCATTTTAGCATAGGCTGTGATGCTTGTGTTGGATGGCAATATACTGGCTGTAAACAAATTTAAATTGTCTACAGTCAACTTATCTGTTGTAGCTATTCTAGCAGAATATCCTTCATCCTGTCCGCGAACGAACGTACCTGTTGAGAAATATCTTCCAGTAGTACAAGCAGATACATTCAAAAACGAACTGTTCGCAACATATAATTTAGTGTTTGCATAGTTAGCCGTATCTACAAGTGATATTCTACCAACAGGTGTCACAGCAGAAGTAATGTTTCCTGTTGAATTACCTACGATTGCTCCAGTGAACCAATTGCTGTTACGCACGCGAATAAACTCACCTGCTTGGAATTTCTTACTCAGAGTAACATTCTTAACTCTAATCTGACTAGCTGAAAAAGAAGTAACAGTTCCCACTGCGTTAGACGTGGCTCCATGAATATATGTTGTTCCATTGGCTACAAACAAAGTTTTTGTATTAGCGAACGTACCTCTAATTGTAGTTTCGCCGTGGATAATTTCACCAATCTTAGAATATACTCCAGAAGTATTTGCGAGTGTAAATATTTCACGATTTTCATTCTTAACAATCAGATTACCAACCTGAGACTTATCAAACTCAGCATAATATGCTGTGAATTTTAAATCTTCATTTTGTACAGGAGTCCATGTTCTCATGTTAGCTGAGATGAATAGAGTACCTGTTGCTGGTTGTTCGGTTACACGAGAACCCGTAGCGATATCTTCTTCACCAAGAACAGCTGTGAACACATTATAGTTCGGATTAGTTCCTCCCGGTATAATAACAACAGCATATTCCATTCCATCTGTTAGATAAACTGGCGATGGGAAATACACTGGTGATGCTGCTGTACCATCTTCACTTGTGTTGATATCAGAAGCGGGTACAATAACACGACTGAATGGTACTATCTTTGCTGTGATACCACCAGAAATTGAATCAACTTCTCGCAATTCAACTGTTACGGGTAATGATGCGTCTTTCGTAGAGAAAAACAAATCTATCTTCGTCAGATAAATGCCGCTCGTTCCTGTTTTCGTTGACAATATTCCAGAAATGATCATTGTTTGTGAAACAGGATCTTGTCCTCCGCCCCTACTAACCCAATCACCGGTCTTCCCTTGTTGAACTGCTTGATCTATAGGAATCTCGCGACCCTTACGATCAACTACTACTTCCGGCGGTGGCGGCGGCGGCGGCGGATCTGGAGGCACATCCGGCGGTGGTGGCGGCGGTGGTGGCGGAGGTGGCGGTGGTGCCGGCGGTGGCGGCGGCGGCGGAGGAGGACCCGGAGGTGGTGGCGGCGGAGGAGGACCCGGAGGTGGCGGTGGTGCCGGTGGTGGCGGAGGTGGTGGTGGTGGAGGTGGCACGTAAGGTGGTGGTGGTGGCGGAGCTGGTGTTGTACCAATCACGCGACTACCAGAAGTACTCGTTGATCCAGCTGCAAAAACTTGTTGAGTTTCTGTTAAAGTGCTTGAGCTTATAGAAGGCCTACGAGTTGAAATCGTTAAGTCAGATACGCCTTGCTGCAAACCAGAAGCACTATAATCAATTTCAGCAGAAGTAGTGAATGCTCCGTATGTTTGAGAATTAGTTGGACTATCACTGATTCTTAAGCGTTTTGTTCCTGTTGTAAATTTTAGAGTTCCGTCGTTAGGAATTCTAAACAAGAAATATGTATTGCCGCTATTATTTGTATATGTAGCAGTGCCTTCTTTAAATATAGAATTAACAGCAGCACCAGTCGCAGGATCCTTCAATCTATTATTATATTCAGTTGAGTTTATTGGAGTAATGTAATTGCTTACATTGACCCCATCAAAGAACGCATAGATTCTGCTTGACGGCTTTAATCCTTCCGCTTTAACGAATAGAATTCTAGAACGCATATACGGTATAAGACTTGTATCAACAACAACTTGTCCTGCAGTTTCAGTCGTAACAGATCCAATAACACCAGGTTTTGTTGCTGTACGCGCTTCTGTTGTGGGTGTTGAAAATACTGTTTCGGTCGAAAAATTCTGAATCGTTTCAGTTGATCCGTCGGGTAACGTTCTTGTAGTAGTTTCTCCGAGAGTTTCCTTATTGCTAACAATAGTAGGAGTGCCGGTAAACGTGCGCTCCCATGCGCCGTACTCTGTTTGCCACGGACCGTTTAAGTAGTTCCAATTATCTTGCGTGTTTTCTACGTTGACTACAATGTTTGGTTTCTTAGTAGTGTCGAACCAGTAATCGTTGTCGGGCTCTAATATTACAGAACCTTTCCAATTATAATATGCTCCAGCACAATTTCTTGTTGTAGTAGCATATGGTTGCTGAACAAGAATCTTATGCGAATATGGTAGCGTTACTAGATCGCCGGATTCAATTTGCTGCACAGAAACGATTGTAGCTGATGCCACAGAACCAGTTACTGAAACACCAGGTGTAAAGTTACCTGTTGCATTTTCTATGTAGAGTTTGGTTGTTAATATAATTGTTCCACCAGAAACAGTCGACTTATTAACAGCTGTTCTGAGCTTGGCTGTAAATGCTCCTGCAGTTACAGTTTCACCATCTATGAACGCAGGACTTGGATGCCCTGAGATAGATATTATCTGATCTCTAGATACTCCGGAAGGTGTTACGTTCGTGCGAACAACATTGGTAGAATCACCCGAGTAATTGAGCTGAACTTGATCCAGCGCAAATAGTGGGCGCATTTCGCCTTTAACTTTATCGATAGAAATTTTATAATTAAGATCGAATACGTTACCAATATTATGTCCAACAAATCCATCAACTAAAATACCATTCTTAAAACGATCTAGACCATTTTCATCTGGAATGAGCAGATCTTTAGAATTCTTTTCAAGCAAAGTCAATGCAGTAAGATATTCTAAGCGATCGATACGATCACGCAGAGCACCAATATCACGCATTGTGAATCGTTCGTTCTTAAGGCGTTTAATTGTGTTTGTTAGATCCGGACGATTAATTGCTCTACCGACATCTTCTGTTAACGAAGGATATGGCGCGAGAGAAATTACAGCGAGCGTCATTGCATCGTCTGGTGCATACGGAGTAACCGGATTGAGCGAAGGTACTCCTCGCGTCACGTTGATAGCGCCTTCTTTCGTGAGAGAAATGATGTCTTTTCTCTTCATATAGTAAGAAAGATCTGTGGTAAAATCTTGCCCCGTAGGCGAAAAATGTAATCCAGACACGCCACCGGACTGGAAAGTCGTGCTTGCAATAGGATTGAGTGATATATTAGTAAGAGAAGTTACCGAGTTGGCAGTATCAGATATTCTTGGGCGAATATCAATACAATTTCTTAAATCATATTTTATGCCTGAACTAGGCGAAGTGAATGTGGGGATTTCGTAGGTAAAGATTTTTGTTGTATCTGTTCCTGCGTTCGTATCGTCGACTGGATACGAATCTACTGAAAGATATCCAACGCCAGTAGCATAACTGTGCGTGAAGTGATCGAGTTTTACAAGAAGGCGATCAGTTGATCCCAAAGTAAGACCTGTGCCGGGTTTCTTAACTAGCTTGGCGTGATCATAGTAAGAATCTTTCATGCCAGAATTGAGTGTGAAGTATTGGGTTACATCTTCACCTTCGGTCGTAGCAGTAAAATTAGATCCAGTCTTTTTGCGAACAGAAACTAGACGGAATCCGTCGGACAATCCAAGTGGCCATGGTCCAGTTGTATTACCAGAATATGCACCAGCTCCCATCGACACAGTGTTACCCGTTCGAATACTTACAAGACGATTGCGAGCAGCAATTTTAGCAGCTTCTTGTCCATCAATTTTATTGAACGTAGCTATAACCGTAGCAGTTACAGACGCGCCAAGAGTTTCATTAATATCTAAGAGAGCTTGACGAGAAGGAGTGCCCGATATAGTAATAGAGCGATTGCCATCGCGCCCAACACCACCCATATCAATAACTTGACCGGGCTTGAAACGCTTAAACAGCGGCATTCCTGTTTTTGTTGCATTCGCAACTTTTACGAGATTAAGCGTCGTGTTATTCGTAACCGTGCTAACAACATAATCTGCGTTGTTAGAAACGTGAATTATGTCGCCAGGATTGACTTGGGTCAGGAATGCTGTTCCAACACCGGTTATTGTATTTGAACCGTTTAGCGAAGAAATAGTTCCTGTTAGAGAAGAAGTATTGGCTGTACCCCTAATAACAACATAAAAATCTGTTCTTGTTGCAGCGTCACTCAGAACACCAGAACCGTCAAAAGTTTCTGAGTCTGTTCCAGAGTTAATCGTAGCTTGTCCATTAGTATCAAATGTAAATTCTATTGATCTATAGAAAGAAAAATCATTATTGATATTATCGCTCGTGTTGCGAAGTTTTCTAACTGAAGGAGCTGGTAAACGAAATACTCCTCTATCAAACGACGCATCTGTTACTGAAGTATTTGTCCCATTTGAACTCAATACGTCAGCCTTACCGTCGATTGTTGCGTCATAGCTGATATTTTGAACTTCGGAAAAAGAATTTCTTGCGTTCATATTAATATCTGTAAGATACAATTTATACTGCGCGCTAGGTAGACCCGGAGTACCCGTATAGTGCTCCAATCCGCGGACGCGAGCTGTTCCTATAGAAACGCCCGGAAGAGAACCAGATGAAAATGCGCCGGTCGTCACAGAGTTAGCTTGATTAGTTCTAAGAGTCACTAGACTTTGTTGATCTAAATCCCATAAACCAACGACATTATCAACAATAACATAATTACCGTAATCTATCAGAGCTTTAGCAGATTCTAATGACTCAAAATCTGTAGCCTTTCCAAAAGCAGTTTTACTAGATACGATCTTTTCAATATCGTATCCTTTGATGTATGCTTTACCCGGAGCAACTGATGCAATCAAGAGTGCAGAGTTTCCGCCAACTGAAGCTGAAAATGCTCCGCCATTATTAGCAGTCTTAAGATGCTCCTGAATAGTCGTACTAAATCCGCTGACGATATAGTCACCAGATTCATCAGATGTTCTTTGTGCGATGTAATCGCGGATTTTTGAATATTGAGTCTTATTGGATATTGATTGAACAAGACCATTGTCAATTCGTATCAATTCGACGAATGTATTGGATACTGCAGTCGTTAACGCAACTTTACCAATTGAAGCTACCAGTTTCAGACGCGCAGCGCCTGGAGCAGCATAATTGTACGATCCTTGAGCTGGATCAAGCAATGTTTCATCAGTTTGTTCTGTAACGATAGATTCTGTAACATCATAACCAACGCGATATGAAGGAAATTGCGAATATCTTTCAAGAATAAGAGTTTGACTAGGGACTCGAATGAAGTGATCTTTAGCAAACACTACGCCTGATTCAAACGTAATTGCAGAACCAAATCCTGTCGCGTTACCAAGAGAAGTCTTAATCGTGTTGGCTGTAATTATAGTATTACCAACAGCTCTCAAGATTTCATTATTAGCAAATTTAATATAGCCAGTGGTAGTGTTAGAAGCAACATACTTAATGAACAATGTTTTAAAATTAGGCGTATTAGCTTGAGAACCCTCAATGCTGTTTATAACGAAAGCTAATACACCAGATGTTGCGCCCTTAACAACCTTATTGTTAAAGTTAGTCAGCGCGACTGTGTTTGCTCCTGTAGACGTATTGTCCATCAATTTGACATACGCATAATTAGAATCATAATTCATCTCAAGACCGCGGACCGTAGAACCTTCTTTGAAGATGTGTTCTGCGAATCTATCGATCTGATTTTGCATAATAGTCTGCATCTGAGTCAATTCGCGACCCTGAACAGCCAACCCTGGACGGAAAAGAATTCTATGGAAATTCTTCGTTTCGTCGAAGTCGTCGTAGTACGGTTCTACGTTGAAGTTCGTAGAGAGCGTAACTGAATTAGACTGTGCAGCCATGATACCTTCCGATTAAAAATTGATTACTAATTTAACGTCTTCAGTTTGTTCAAGAGATCTTGTTACTGGAGGTTTATTTTCAGTATATATGACCAAACCAGTGAATGGTTTCATAGCAGGGAGAGTGACAAGCTGAACGTTAGCTGTTCGCGTAGAAGTAGAACCGCGAACAGTTTCTCCTGCAATAAATCTAGATCCGGTGCCATTTGTAATTACACGGACAAGCTTGAGAACACCTTGAGTTCTAGCTGCGTTCGTGTTTGCAAAATATAATAATCTACCGGTAGCCTTGCTCACATCGCCTGTAATAAGTTCGTCAGCATAAAAATCACCAGATACTTCAGCAACTGTTACACGCAAAGTTTGATCAATAGCTGAAGCTGTAGCATTTGCTCCGTTATTCAACTTAGGATTTTGTAACACACCGATTATGCGGAAATCGTTGTTTGTCGGAAACGTGTTAGATTCTGAACCAGAAACTCTAACGCTCATCATCACTCGACTTCCGTATAATTCATCTACTGCATCGCGACCATGACCACCTACCGGAGATATAACAGCTTTAGCAACAGCACCGTATCCATATGAAGAATTCGCTGTGATAGTCACATTAGCCGTTGAGTATGAACGACCCTGTGAAACAATTGTAATTTTTCGAACTTGGCCACCAACAGTATTAGAAACATATGCTGTTGCTCGTGATACAGTAGATCCTCCACTGTCACCACTAATTGTAACAAGCGGCGAAACAATATATCTACTGGATGTTGTAGGAGCCGTAGTAAATGCGCCATTAACAACAACAAGATTATTAGCACCGTAATATTTAACAATCTTACGAAGTTGACCTACACCAGCACCAGAAGAAATGAATATTCCAGATCCATTGTAGACATCATCAATGCCGCTTGCTTCAGTATTCAGATTAACTAAAAGTTTACTTGTAACATAAGAAAATGTATTAGTTACACTAAGATATCCAGAACCGTTAGTCACAAGAGTGATGCTATGTATGGCTCCATTTGCAGCAGAAGTTTGCACATCCCATTGATCTGTGCTATCATCCGAAGTTAATGTTTGCACTGGGACATGATCTGATGTAAGGAATTTTAATGCACGACCAGAAGTAACAGTGTACATATATTTCCAACGATATCCGTCAGCTGTTGAAATAATATCATTCGTCACAATGCCGGTTGGCTGAATGACAGAAGAAGTCCCTCTATTATTATCAATACATTTATATACATTGCATGCGCTAGTGAAAACATAAAATTGAGAATTTTCAAGATTTGCGTTTGTGTCTGAATATGCAGTATAGACTGTATTGTTAGTCCAGTTATATCTTGGAATAACATGAGAAACGTCTGACGTTTGAATTCGTTTAGCGGATATCATATTGCGCCAAATATCAAAATATGTATCTTGATATGTGTCCACTGGATTAGGAGGATTGTTTTCACTAAACGCTTTACGGATAAACGCAGCAGATGATGTAGTAACTGTTGTCGAAGGACGAACAGCTGAAATGAAAGTCTGAGCGCCAATAACAGAATGCACTCGAAGATTGTATGCAGTACCATCTACTCGTACAATGTCACCAGCAGCAAGTTCTGCATTAAAAACAGTCCCATAACCTATTACGGTATTAGAAGAGCTAGAAAGTTTAACTGTTCCTGTAATAGGAATAGAATTGGCAAAAGCAAAATTCTTTCCGATGAAATAATAATATCGAGTAGGCACAGATTCACTGAACGATTCAAAAAATTGAACCGCGTTATGAATTCTAAAATGGCGTGTTACGAGTGTGGTCATTATGCTGAAGCTGTATATGTTATGTTTAAGGTGTCGCCGCTAGTGATGACTTTATCACCACCAGTAAACAATCCAGCCGAATAGAGCGTCCCTGTACTTCCAGCCTTGGTCGCGTTGTTAGCAATAAAAGCTCCCTTTACAGTACCGTCTACTGTGATAGAAAAAATAACAGCATTAGAAGTAGCCTTAGAGCCACTAGATGACGCAGCAAACGTAATTAAGCGACGAGTTGTTTGACTATATCCAGGCGCTCTAGCATTATTTGCGCCAGACTCTTTCCACCCAGAATGAGATGACAAAGTATCTGCTGCGGCAACGGCCGAATAGCCATTAGCAACAATCAATCCCATATACCAAGTTGTTGTTCCAACACTAACAGCTGTAGCGCCAAGATAGGTATTAAGAAGGGCGTTTTTACCTGCCGTGGTAACAAGATTGTTAAATCCTTCTTCCCATTTAGTTTCGCCGTTCTGTCCCTTACAGCTAACGGTAAAATATCCATGCAGATCCACTGATTCTTTTTGTCCACTTCCTCGTGAAACAATAACGCTAGTAGAATCGCCGGGATTAATCTTTTCAATCGACATTCAGAGCTCCTGAATAATAGTTCTCAATATTTATATCAACTTATCGTAGCTTCAACAGAATCTAGAAGTTTTAATGTTCCTATTCCGCCAATATCTGATATTAATGAGGAAGCATATACAGAAATTAAATCAGAAGCATATGTTCCAATAATATCAGATCCAGAAAGTTCTACTATAGCAGCAGAAGTATTCAGCATACCTACAGAAACGTCAGTTGGTGTTAGTGTTTCAATGATATTTAGAGTAATGAAAGAAGATCTAGATGATGCGACTTGAATTGGCGTAAGAACATTTGAAATTATTTGATATTCACCGAAGAGTTTCGTACCCGATGGATGAACAAGTTTCTTTACAACTTCCTTGTATTTATCAAGAAGTTCGGTCACACGTATTACATATGAAAATTCCTGATAATAATAATTGTCTTGAAGTCTATTGTTCCAGCTAAGGAAACCTTTAGTATCAATATATTTTCCAGGATAATTAGTGATGCCCGAAACTTGACCAAGGCCTTGACCAAAATGTGTGGTATTTCTTACTATAAATCTTGTGGTTGCAGAACCATCAGTTTTACGGGCTGCAGAACTTTGTATGATTGGGTCATTACCACGTGTAATATTCAATACCGTAGCTTCTTGGAATTTGTTAAAGTTAGTGCCTCTGTCGGTGATTCGAACAGATACAATCGATCCAGTAGCCGCATTAGAAACGACTACAGCATTTTTTCCTAAAATACCGCCATGTCCATCGTCGTGCCCAAAAATAGCGATATCATCGTCTATAATAGATATCGTAGGTAGTGTGGTGTAACCTTTTCCGGGATTTATGAGCGATAGTGCGTTGATCGAAAAGAACGAACTTGTATTGAATGTTAAAGCAGATTGTAGCGTGGATGAAACATTAGCAGCAGCTAGTTTTGAATATGCGTTTGCGCCAGTCGTTATTCCGACCGAAGATCGAGTAACTGTAACGAATGTTTGTGCGCCGCCAATAGAATGAACCCTAAGCGCAGTAGGTGATCCTGTTATGCGAACAATATCTCCAACTGCTAATTCAGTATTGAATGCTGTTCCGGTTCCAAATATCGTATTAGTACCAGTAAAGGCTTTTACAGTTCCTGTTAATTTCTTGGTGACGGGTCCCGTATTAGCGCCCGATCTAACAAAAAATGATGGGCTATCTAATCTGACATTTTTAAGATTATTGATAGTATCGTTGTTCAGAGAAATGTTAACAGCTTCTTGAGTGAAAGAATGTATTCCTAAAGAAAATCCAACTCCATCTCCGCCAGTTATAACAACTCTAGTGTTGTTTCTAGTATAACCGGTTCCGCTCTTAACAATACGAGCAGTAACAGCGCTTATGTTTGTAACTTCTGTTATTATACCTTTAGCATTAACTGTAGAACCCGCACCGCCAATTTCAACTTCTTCGCCGTTATTATGAAACGCTCCACCATCAGTGATATCTAAATCAGTTAATGCGCCAATTTGAGCATTAACAGTAGCAAAGTTACCATCATCGTCAAAAATGCGTTCATTGTCTTGGAACGCCCCCGAGACGTTTTCTACAGTCATATCAAATACTGTAACACCCGAAGCAATCGTAGAAACAACGCTCTGGACTACGGCTGTTGCGCCAGAAGCAGCTCCTGTTACTCGTATTCCTCCGAATAGAGAAGGAGATCTACTGAACGGAGAACCTACGCGCAACTTTGTTTCTTTAAGCCAACGACCATCAGAAACGCGGAGAATATCTTCTCCTGGATAATAGAATTCAATTTCTTTATTGTAGAGAGCGCGGAATAGGAATCTATATGATTCTGGAGTACCACGAGAACGATAGAATTGTCTGATATGCTTAGTTAAAAGACGTTGATCAGCCAAAGCATCTTTTGGTATGTCTTGCATAAATTCGTGTCTAAAATATTCAACAAACGAATCTAATGTCCTGTCGATATCTTGATTATCATTTAATTGTCGGATAGCATCTACTGCATTTCCACTTTGCTCAAGATATTCATAATATGCTTTTAAAAACGCAACAAATTGCGGACCATCTTCGCGGATGAATCCCGGAAATTGAGATTCGATCTGTGAAGATAATTTCTTGTAGATTTCGTTAGCGTTGATAATAGCCATTAGAAATTATACAACCTTCCAGTTGGTGTCAGCAATGTAGCAGTCTGACCAATGGTTTCGGTGTTGGTCGCTACAGCAACGACCTTATTCGTATTATCATCGACGACATTAATTATTGATTGAGACATCAATAAAATTTGATTTCTTATAGGCGTGATATTTGGATTAATAGGCGCAACAATAATAGAAAGTTCATTTCCGCTAAACGATGTTGGCACAAAATTATTGATTGTTATTTCACCAGTATCGTAATCAACAGTTCCTGCTGTGTAATTCGTATACACTCTATTTAAACTGCCGGACTTAGAAGGATGATATGTTCTTAATACACCAACTCCGTTATCATCAAAAAATGAATCATATCCAGCGTAACTAAATGAAGAAGATGTTAAGCAGCCAAACCCAAGTTGTGCTGATACATCAGTTACGAGTTCTTTACTACCAAGACGTTGTATACCATTATTAAATTTTAATGTATAAGTATTGATGTTCAGCAACGAAGGTACAAACGTCTTTCTTAAACGAATAGTGGCGTTCGTTCCAACTATACCCTGATCTGTTGAATCGAGGAAATCTAGAAATCTAGAATATCTAAACTTTTGTCCGAATCTAGAAAGATTTGTCGATTCAAATTCTACTATTCTAGCAGAGACGAGATCAGCTAATTCTCCAGGAGTTTTTGATGTGTTTGATGGATTGTATCTAACATCAACTTCTGGTACAATATAGAGATACGTAGGATCGACTATCTCAACATCTATCGATTGAACATTATATTTTAAGATAGAAGATCTGATATCATTCTTACGAGTCGTTGAAAATAGAGTTCCAGTCTTAGGTTTAGAACTTATAAAGATCTTACCATAAATTGGCGGAACGTTGTCTTCGCCACCCCAAACGCTTACTGCCTGAATATCAGGATTCTCGCGAAGAAGAATTCGTTCGTAGTCAGAAATGGTCACACAACGATTTTGAGTTTGATATGATAGAGGCGCATTGAATCTCATCGATTCAATACCCTCGATAGCCGCACCACCAGAAGCACGACCCACAGGAACGATAACAACACCAGTTTGTGCGTCTATGCTACCGCCGATTAGAGTATACGAATCAGCTCCGTTCGGAGTGCTACCATTACATACGCGATATGAAACTGAAACTGTGCTTGATGTTGCTGGTAGTTTACCAATAACACCGTCTCCAAAATAGACTTTGAATCTCTGTTCTTTGTCAGCGTCTACAAAGTATACCTGTGAAGATGAATTCACAGTAAGGATATTATCGCCTTTAATATAGCTTTGCGTGTTTCCTGATGTAGTGACGGTAACAG